TCTTCAACTACTTCTTCTGCGGGAGCTTCTGCTCCACCTACAGGTATACCAAATATTTTATCAGACATAATAGTCTCCTAAGTCTTTGATTAAATTAAACTTTAGCTAAAAGGCGTTACAGTTGTTCCCGAGCCTACGCCTACCATTTCCACAAACCACCTGTCTTCGGCTACTGAAGTAAACGTGACAACAGTGTCAACTATTCCACCTTTCGTAGAGCCGTTTAATGTGACATTTACATCCGTGAAATTAGCATTGGTGGTAAATCCGGTAACCGCACCTGCCGCGCCCATAATTAGAGCTGTGCCAGTAAGTTTATCGTCACCTTGGCAGCTAATAACAAGGTCATTGGCTAGGGTATTAGCTAGATACACCTTGATCACTGCGCCAAAGTTGTTGTTTTGATCAGGACTTGTAGGGTCCGCTGGGGCAGCGTCTCTAACGAGAGGCAGAGTTAAAGTGCTTGCTCCGCCCGCAAGGTCAAAGCCTATTAGGTTCATTTTGCCTGCATTACCAACAACAGTTATGCCCGTCGCAAAATCATGACTGGGTTCAACAGCCAAAGTTTGGCCGGCAACTAGGGTAACTTGGTTTTTAACACCTGCGCTGATAAATCCAGCTAACGAGCGGACGGGACCGGAGAATGTGGTTCTAGCCATTTGAGATTCCTCACATGCGAGTTGTAGCGATTCTGTCTGCATGTCGTCCGCCGGGGACGGTCAGAAACGCGGGTTAGCCCCGGATTGCTTTCAGTATATACCAGTTATTTAGCTAATGCACAAATAAAAAAAACCCGGCAGTTGTGGCTACCGGGCCAATCTACATTCAAGGAAGATAACTGCAAAATTAATTACAGCGTCTTTAATGTATCACCCTAAAATGCTTGCGTAAATGTCTTCCATAAAAAAGACCCCGAAGGGCCTTTTCTATTAGCGAGGGTCTTACGAACCAGATGATCCGAAGATACCACGCGGGTCACTAAAGCCGAAGCTGTAACGCTCACGAGCCTTGTAACGCATGTTGCCTGTGTTGAACTCGCCCTCAAAACCAGTTGAGAGAGAAACACGATCAAACATCTTCATGCCGTTTGGTGCATCAGTGATGAGGAACCAGGCGTCAGGGTCAGTCAGATAGTGATTGACTGAGTAGCCTTGTGGAACCATACCCATGTTACGCACGGCGTTGATGTCGTTGTCGGCTGTGCCAACACGCAGTGTAGACTTCATTATACGATCCGCAGTGAACTGAAGTTCTTTAGGGATAATAAGCTTGTTGCCTTGTACTGCGATCTTTAGACCACGCTCATCAGTGAAAGCAGCGATGTCAATCAACGCTTGCTCAAGTGATGTTTCAGTCAAGTCAGCATCTACAACTAACTTATTTGCAAGGTTTGGACCTGTCAAAGTAGGGTGAACTACTGAGCAAAGAGCCACACCGTCGCCACCAATAGATGTCGTAAAGGCATTGTTAAGAATTGCTGCCCCTTTAATCTGCTTAGTGGTAGCCATTGAACGTGCAAGGGCTTTTGTGTAACGCGCTGACAGCTTGTCATACAAGTTGTCTTCGATAGCTTCTTCAGTCAATGAAAAAGCCAACGCTACAGTTTCGTTGGTGTAACGCGCCGTGTAGACTTCTTGCGCTTGGTCGTATGCTACGCCAGCACCTTCAGCCTTAGTAGGAGCTTCGGCAAATCCGGACAACATCACCTCCTCTTCAAAGGCTCTGTCCGAAGACTCGACCTCGTAGATTTCAGTATGTTCCTGATCGTAGGTGTTGTACTCCAGACCAAACAAAGCGTTTAGACCCGGCTCCAACTCTTTTACTAATTGGGCTCTTGATATAGCCATGATCTACTCTCCTTATTGCCCTGCTACGCCAGCACTGCCGTAGAGATGCTCGTTAATTTTAACTACTACTACCGCATTTGCGCCTACAGCATTATTTGGCACATCCCAAAGACCGATGATCTTGAGATTAAGCGCCGCAGTATTGGCAATAGTGGAGGTATCCAACTCATTAGCTGATAGACCTGTTGTAGTGTTGCCTGTTCCTATCACGATGTCTGCATTTTTGCCGTAATTAGTTACAGCCGAAGTGCCATCGTTTTGGATAATAAACATCTGACTAGGATCGTCAAGAACATCAGCGACAATCTTGCCTTGAGTAATGTTAATGCTACCAGGATAGAAGTTAATAAAAGTAGGCTTCTGGGTTACTGGGTCATTGTAAAAACAACCGTTAAACACGCCCACCGCCGCTGTGTGAGCAGCCGGGTTAAATTGAAGGATGTAGCCATCTTTCAAAGTGACTAAGTCACCTTGGAATATAGCCCCTGCTTGGTTATCTGCAATCTCGTAACCGTACTGCTTCTGTGCTCCAGTACCTGCTAAGTTACCAAGAGGACGCAGACCAAAAGCTTTGTCGTTATTAGCCATGATATATTTCCTTAGTTAAGTTATTCAGCGCCCCGTGGGACCGCCAATGCTTACTTTAGACTGCCTATCAGGATTAGTGATCTTCATAGACGAACCTGTGTTCGACTTCAATAAATCATTGTCAGCAGCCTTGATTTGGTCGTGTGTTCTTGAAGTATAATATTCACGGCGTTCCTCAGCAGTCTCTTCCGGTATCCTAGCTAACAGTAGCCCACCGACGCTTATCACGCCTGCATGCTTTCCATCTTCTTGAACACCTGAATCAAAATCAGGGTGCTCGTCTGCACGTACTAGCTCGTACCCCTCTCGGAGTTTAGCTGCCACGTTAATGCGGTCATCTGAACCGCCAGACTCAGCCCTAATCCACCGATGCTTGTAGCCCGGAGGTGGAGGTGGCGCATCTAATCGTGAAGGAGGAGCCCAAGCTTTACGGCGCACAGTTTTTTCTCGTGTTTCGCTGTCACGAGTGCTGCGAGTTAATTTTGGCACATTAGTAGCTTCGGTCATCTCAATTACTCCTTAACAAATTTGGCATATTCTTCAAGTGGAACTCCTAGCTTCTTTGCTATTGCAACTTGGCTAGGACTCAACCGAACAGTGCGGCGTGCTGAATTATTAACTCCCGAAGATCGGGTTGCAGGGGCTACCGGCTGCACGGGGCGGCGTGACCTGTTATTGGGCGTAGCTGCGGGTTCAAATTCCTTTGGGAAGTACTCGCGTATTCTACGGTCTATCTCATCATAGTACTCGTCAGTGTTCGGGTCAAACCCTTCTTTCTGTATTAAATCAACATGAATACCCCGAACAGCATGCGTCATAACCGTGTTTTGCCCGAACCACTCATTGTTTTCTGCCCACTCCTCAGCTTTAGGGTCCGACTGAGGTGCTCTTGGAGCAGGAGCTTGTGGTGGCTGCTGCTCAACTGGCTGCTGTTGAACTTGTTGGGGCTGCTGTCGTCTTTGAGTAGTCTCTTGGATTCTTTGTTGTTCCATCATAACCGATGTAAGACGCTGCTGTGCTTCGGTCTCAGTGTCTATGTCGCCCTCTTCACGGGCTTTCTTTATCACTTGCTTCAACGCTACCACATGCGACTCTGTGCGGCCTTGAGCCTCTTGTAGGCGCTCTCCGTCGGTCTTATCGTACTTCTGCTGCAGTGTTTCGTTTTGAAGCTGCACACTTTTCGCATAGTCCAAAGCTGCTTCTTCTCGACGCTGTGTTTCGCGTAATCGAGCAGTGAGCTTATCAATACGTTTTTTAACCTTGTCTGAGTAATTCTCTAAATCCTCAGTCTCTTGTTTGGCAGGAGCTGCTACCTCTTCTACAGCAGGAGCCTCTTCTACAGCTAACTTAGCGTCGGTGCCGTCTTCGTTCATTTCGATAGAGGCTTCCTGCTCCTCATCGCCTATATCGAACTGCATTTCTTGATTCATTGATTCACTCATTTCTTGACCTCCATTTACATATGTAGAATATCTTCAGGGTCGTTAACAAGCCCTAAGATTTCATCATCGTTTAATAACCGGATTTCCCCGCCATCGATCTGAATCCTAGATCCAGCATATCGTCCAAAAATTACCCAATCGCCTGGCGCACACCAAGGGCCATCAGGGAACTTAGACTGATCGGCATAGGCTAAAGCGCCTACTTTTAAGACATAGCCCACATTAGTAGCTAACTGCGTTCTTTGTTGGGTCTCTTTGGCAAGGACAATACCGCCTCTCGTGGTTTCAGCGCCACGGTAAGGCAGAATAGCTATACGCCATCCAGTCGGTTGAGGAATAAGGTCAAGAATGTTATCGGCTAGTCCTTCATTAGCGACTTTGCCTTCAACAGTATACGCATCATCAAGTGTGGTTTTTTTGGGAGAACTGTCTGCATCCAGTTTCTCCTTCTGCCACTTCTCTTCGAGAGGCGTCAATTTTTCAGCTTCCATATGGGTCATCTCTGGTAGGTTAAAAATCTTCGGTGTACTTGCCCACGTTATCTCGGACAATTTGATCCACAAGTTTTATCCCTTCCAGACGGCCCATTAGAAAACGGTAGCGTTCCATGTCAGATATAGTGCCGTTAAGCACAATAGCTTCGGTATCTACCTGGAGCTTTCTAATTTCTTTCATTACGCTTTCAGCGAATTCCAGCATGGTCGTTTTTTCCATGAGAGCAGACGGTTAATAGCCACTGTCTGGGGGCTTGTGTTTAGTAAATCTTTACTGGTTTATTTCCATCTCGTTTTTTTACTATTCTAGCAGGTTTCTTAGCTTTTATTGAACCACCTTTTGCCGCTTTTTTAGGCTTTGCTGTATTCAAGGCTATCGCAATAGCTTGACGGCGTGGTTTCCCTGCCTGCATCTCAGTTTTTATATTACTAGAAATGGTTTTTTTACTTGATCCTTTTTTTAAAGGCATCAGAGCACCTCATTAGCAAAGTCTTGTTGGACCACATCCACGCTTGGCTAAACCGCAGCCACGAGACTGAACTGTTCTCATTTTTCCTGAGCTCTTCTTAACGTCACCGCCTTTAGCCATGCGGTTCATTTGACGCTTTTCAAAGTTTTTTTCACGGTCAACACGGCCATACTCTTCACGAGCATTGCGGCCTTCCGCACCTTTAGCGTAGGTCTTAGGAGCAATACGATAAATTTCGTCGTCTAAATTACGCATTGTTTTCTTGTCACGAGCCATTGAGCCTTTCATATCTGTCTCCTAAAGTTTACTGGGTTGATTAATTCTTTCTCGCGCCACATCTGCACGCAACTGAGCTATCTCTTGCTGAGACTGGATTCGCGCTTCATTGCCTTGGGCGTTCTGGGCAATCCTTGCTTGATCCACTTGAACACCCTGCTCTTTTATTGCTATGTCGGCTTGGTCTTTAGCAGCTTTCTGCTGCAGCTCCTGTGCCTTCAATGCAATCACTGGGTCTTCGCCGCCTTCGCCCGACAGCTCTCCCTGAGTTCCTTTCATTTCCATCATGTATTCTGCAACCTTAATCGAGACCATTGCCTCACGTTGCAGATCGGAAACCATTTTATCAGGGTCATTGCCGTAATCTGCAAATAACTGAGCTTCTGTGTCCTCTTCAGCTTTGAGCCTTATATGCTGCAAGATATGCTTTTGAAGCTCCGATGCAGCCATAGGGTTAGCTTGAATGAGAGGTGAAAGACCCATCATCAAGTGAGCCGCAATATGCGCGTCGTGTTGCTGACCAGCAAACGCCTTGAGTTCCTTGCCGTCTGCAACTTCTATGTTCTCGCTTGCAGGGTCTTTTGGCATCTGATTGGTCTGTACTTTTAAAATGCCGTCAATATCTCGGACATTCATTGCCTGATACACCCGGTAATAGGCTTCGTACATGTTATGCATCTGCGGAGCACTTTGCGCCAACTGTAGCTGGGTCTGCGCCAAAGTAATACGCTGGGCAGAAGAGAATACATTGGGATCTGCTACCGGCAATACAGCGACCATTTGGCAAAAATCGGACTTTTTTACACTTCTAGACGCGCCAGGCACGTCATATGGGTAATTATCAGGTAAAAATTGCCCAAATCCCTTGGCTAACATCTCAAATTCTTGTGTTTGAGCGTAGTACAAGCGCTTATGGATGGCCGACATCACCATCGAACCCCGTTCAAGCAGCGCAATAGTGGTTCCTACGGCTGCTTGTTGGTTACCGTCGCCTACCTGCATGTCTGCAGTGCTTGCTAAACGCTTTCCAGCGTCCACGGCAAAGCCCATAAGTGTAAATAACGTCTGCGAGGGCTCTTTGTAAGGCAAAGGCAGCAGCGATGCGGATAATTCTGCGCCACCAGCGTCAATATCCCGCCATTCACCCGGTTGAATCGGGTTATCATCGTCAGCAATCCGTGCGCCCTTAGCTTTAAAGCCTGCAGGGAGGTTGGAAAGCGTGCCCGCGTCAAGAAGTTGACGCAATGCCATCGTTGCAGTCTTAGATAAGCCACCAATTAAGTGAACAAACCCTAAACCGTAAGCTCCAGGGCCTTCAACTAGCACGTAATGGACAAAATACTCACGGCGAATCTTTAGCGGATCGTCTTCTAGCCAGTTTCTGCGAATACCTACGACATTACCGCTAGCTTCCTCCAAAGTGACGACATAGGGGAGCTTAATTCCTGTCTCGTTCTCTTCTTCATCTCTGTCTTCAAACCCATACAGGTTCAAATCGATGCAGAACTCAAGAAGGAAGACCTCTTCGGGCTCTCCACTTTCTGAAATGCCTACCACCTTGTTTACAGCAGACCTAATTTGGTTGCCACCACTAGGATCAAGTTGAGGTTGGACATCAATATCCAAATACTCGCCTGCAAAAGCCCGTTTCTTGTACTCATTTGTGTCCATAGCTATACGCTGCGTAATACGCGGACACTCGGAGATAACGCTAGAACCGTTGTAGGGTATATACAAGTCGTCAGGCAGGACTAAACGGCTGACCATTCGGCCTAGCTGCTCGTCGTAGTAGACTTTCTTAAAGGTAGAACCACCGTAGCCTGTGTAGAACAGGAGCTGATCGAACTCAGGCGTGTATTCTTTCATCACCGTCGTGATCTGGTAGTTCATAAAGTCTTGAACACGAGACGCTTGTTGCGTCTTGTCTAGTGTTTCTTTGCCCAGTGTCTGCGTGCGAACCGGACCACCGGCAGGCATAAGCTCTTTAAATGCCTGCGACTGAAACTGAACAATAGACTCTGTCAGCATTGGATGCACAGTGCCCGCCGCGCCTCGGAAAGGCCGAGTGCGATCTTCGATTTTAAGCCCTAAAAGCTCTAAACCGTTTGAATACATCTGTTCCCACTCACCGCGAGAGGACTTATCCGCTTGGAACAAGGACAACAAATCAGACGATATCCTGGCTAACTCGTCGTCATCTATGACCGCTGCTAAATTGTCGTAGAACTCAACGTCATCATCCTCC